ATGTGCTATAGATGATTATGATAAATCATATATTTATGCAAAAGAATTACTTAATTTAGGAATTCCAGTTTTATATGAAAGAGTTATTGATACTACAACAATGGTTACTGATGATGCCACAGCAGTGTCAGGATTCTATACAGCAATGACTGAAGATACAAATATATTTACAGAATTATCAGACGCTGGTGAATATACTGTAAAATTTATAACAACTGGTGCATATCCAGTATTTGAATACAATGGAGCAGATATTGCACAACTTATGATTAATGTTGCAAAGGGTCGTGGAGATTGTGTTGCAGTAATTGATCATACAAATAATCCTGAAAGAGTTTTAAGTTCAACAGATACAACTTCTGTTTACTATGCTATTAAAAATGCAACATTAACTTCTGGTGAATTTGCAACAATGTTTACCCCTTGGTGTACATTCTCTTGCCCAACAACTGCGTCGCTTTCAATTACAAGTAATAACTTCTCTATGCCTGGGTCGTTTGCATATTTCATGTCATTAGGAAAGAGTTTAAGAACTTCTTCAGATTGGCTTGCTATTGCAGGTGTTACAAGAGGTCTTGTTCCTAATTTTGTGAGTATGAATACAACAGGTAAATTAACAAATGCAATAGCAGATAGTTATCAACCAAGAGATGACATCTCTATTAACCCAATAACAAATATCAAACCTTATGGATATACACTGTGGGGAAATAGAACATTAAAAGACAATAGCGTAATTCCTGCAGGAAGTACTGAAGCAAACTTAACTGCTACATCATTCTTAAATATTAGAAATGTTGTTTCTGATGTTAAGAAAAAACTTTATGAGACTTGCAAGAGATATACATTTGAGCAGAATAGTGATGTATTGTGGATTAATTTCAAGGCTGCAATGAATCCTATATTGGATAGAATGAAGACTGGCTATGCGATTTCTGATTATAAAATAATAAAGGGTACAACAACAGAAAAGGCAAAGTTAGTAGCAACAATTAAATTGTATCCAGTTTACGCAGTTGAAGATTTTGATATAACTGTTGAATTAAGTGATGACGAAATCACTATAGCCTAAATAAAGGAGAGTAAATAACATATGGACGATCAGCAAATTGGTACATATCATTTAGCAGATAATCCCCAAATATATGAAATTCAGAGAAGTAATAACTTTGAATTCATACTTACGGATTTAGATGGATTAATTCGTACAGGAACACAGGGAACAGAGGATAATGCAACATTTAAAAATGCTCAAGAGGTATTAAAGATATCTGTTTTATCAAGTAGTGTACCACACTTCTCTCAAGGCGTTATTGAATTAAAGAGAGGAAACTCTACTATAAAATATGCTGGAGTACCAACATTTGGAGCAGGTAGTGTTGTATTTCAAGACTTTATCGGAGCAGATACACAAGGTATTCTTGATGCATGGCAAGCATTATCTTACAATGTACTAACACAAAAAGTTGGCACAGCAGACAAATATAAGAAAGATGCTTACTTAATTGAGTACACACCTGATTACAAGAAGGTAAGACAGTTTAGATTGCATGGATGTTGGATTTCAGAACTTTCCGAAGATACCTTTAGTCATGAAGATAACAACAAACATACAATCACTGCTACAATTCAATATGATAGAGCAGAAATAGACTTATCTGAATAATTTAAAAACAATTAATATTATCTGAGGCTTTTTTAAGCTTCAGATAATATTCAAAGTAAGGATATCTATATGCAGTATATTAAAGAACAAATTGAAAAGCATGATACATTAAATCCTAAAATATGGAATAGAGATAACTCGTTAAGAGAAGAAGTTCATGAGAGCATTTTAAAAATAGTAGATAAATTTAAAAGCTCTCTTCAAATTCCTCTAAATATAGTTGACATTCACATTGTAGGTTCTAATGCATCTTACAATTATACAAAATATTCAGATTTAGATATTCATTTGATAGCTAATTTTGATGACTACAACGCTTCAAAAGAAATTTTACAAGCATTGTATGATTCAGAAAAAGCAGATTTTAATAGATCATTCGAAATCAGTATACATGGTATTTCAGTTGAAATATATGTAGAAGATATTCATTCAACTACTTTATCTAATGGCATTTATTCAATATATGATAATAGATGGATTAAGACTCCTAAGAAATTAGAAGATATTCCAGATGTAGATGTTGAAGTAGAATTAAAAACTTGGCAGCAAGAAATAGATAATGCTATATCAAAAAATAGTTTAGAAGATGTTCAAAAATTACTAAATTTACTATATTTGTATCGAAAAAATTCTCTTGATACTGAAGGTGAATTTGGAAAATATAATGTTTTATTTAAAGAGTTAAGAAATAATGGTTATTTAGATAAATTAAAGGAAAAGAAAAATCAATTAATCTCATCGAAATTATCTTTAGAATCTCTTGATGAATATCTTAACTTAGGTAACTTAATAAACTCACTTACTTTAAGTTAAAGGATTGTTGATAAATGGAAAATAAAATATTAAATGAAGATTCCAGAAATAAGTTGCTAAATAAATCTAAATCAGGAACTGCAAAAGGCAGACAAAGATACAATAGAAGATTAAAATCTCATGTTTCAAGTTCGGTTCGTCAATACAATGACATTGACATGAACAAACTTTTTAAAGAGGATATTCTCACAGTTGGAATAGAAGTAAAAGGTGAAACAGATAATTATGTAGTAACCATTAGTTTTGGTGGGTTGTTAGAAATACTTAAATCAAATATGAAAAGAAATAATCAATTAGATTTAAGAAACATAATAAGATCATTGGTTGAAGGATTTAATCAGGACAATGTTTATATACACTGTAACTGCCTGCACAAGGATACTCCAATAAAGCTACTTGATGGTACTTGTCCCACTGTTGAAGAACTAAAAAAACGTTTTGATGATGGAGAAAAATTATATGCGTTTTCTGCTGATAAAGATGGAAATTTTAAACCAGGAGAAATAGAAAAAGTTTGGATTACAAATAGTACATCAAATTTTGTTAAGGTAACACTGGATGATGACTCCCAAATTTTAACAACCCCTGAACATCTATATATGCTTAGAGATGGATCATATGAGCAATCAAAAAATCTTAAAATAGGACAATCACTAATGTCCATGTATTTTGACAAAACAAAAAATGGATATGATACAGTTAAATACAATAGTGGAAAAGGAAAATATCATTCTATTTATAAGCTTGTTTCAGATTATTATCTAAAAGATGAAATAAGTGAATCATTATTAAATCAAACTGAAGAACAAAAAAGAGATCATGCAAATAAAATTTTATTATCTAAAATAAGAAAAGTTTTATATAAAGTTATTGATTCAAATCTTCCTATTACTGAAGAAAACTATGAGAAATTTAGAACAAGAGGTTATCCCACAATTAAGTCTATGTTTAATACAATCGATGATGCTATTAAATTTTATAAAATAAATCATAAAATAAAAAATATAGAATTTATAACATTACAAAATGAAGAGCCTGTTTATGATATAAAAGTAAAAGATTGGAATAACTTTACTGTTGGGCAAGGTGTAGTATTACACAATTGTCCAGATGCAAAGTATCGTTTTGACTATTGGCAGACAAAAAATGATGTAATAAGTAAAGATAAACAAACCATACCATCTGATCATACAAATCCTCATGATTCTCTTGGTAGTTCATGTAAACATGTTTTATTAGTATTAGCAAACACAAGTTGGTTAATTAAAGTAGCATCAGTTATAAATAACTATATTATGTTTATGAAAAATCATAGAGAAGATTTATATGCAAAAGTAATTTATCCAGCAATATATGATAAGAAATACCAAGATGACTATCAATTATCTCTTAATAATGATGATGACTTAATTAACGATAAAGAAACAATAGACACATCAAATGAAGAAGGAAGAACATCAGGTCAATTTAAGACAGGAAATGATTATAGATTTAAACCATATAAGAAAGATGATAGTGAAGATCAAATACCATTATCAGGAGAAGAAACTTAATATATAGGAATCTTCAAAAATATTTAAGTAAAAAATATTGTATATTAATAT